GTTTCCCAGTCACGATCGGGCAGGTGTTATAAAGGTTACCGTTGGTCTCAAGAACAACGAGAGTGCCAAATAAATAAAATCTGTTATGATGAGGGGTTAATTTTTGTAGATTGGTATAATGAAGAAGGTTATATCAACCACTTGTCAAGAATAAAATGGTTGTGCCATAGTGGACACAAGAACACCTCTAGCATTAATAACTTTTTACGAGGAAAGGGATGTAGAATATGTAGAGATTTAAATAGTACGTGTAATGGTTACTACCCTGACCGAGTAGAAGAACAAGATTATCTTTACATCACAGATTTTAATAATAAATACATTAAAATTGGTAGAAGTTTTAATGTACTGGATAGGTTAACCCATAAAACCACAGGTTTACTCTGCTGTTCAGGTTTACCTATGGAAAACATCAAAATATTACAAATCTACACCTCTGCTCATCAAACCATTTACGACACTGAACAATGGTTGCACGAAGAACTTCGTGAACGTGGATTTGAATATAATGAGCCTGATGGATTGTAGAGTACTGAACTTTTCAATCTGGATTGTACTGACGCCTTAAGTTATCTATTAAAACAAGTAGATTTAAAAGTTTGTGAGAATAATATAACTTCCTAACCTCACTATCCACCTAAGTCAACAGAAAGTATCGATATTTGTAACATTTGTCGCTATAACCTGTTGACTTACATTTATTATAGTGTTAATATATTAATTATACATTGCAACACGGTGTATTCATAAAAGGAGACGACTTTGAGTGTGTTAAAAACAATTACTCGTCGTTATCTTGAACAACCTCAATTAATCACACCATCAGCCTTTAAAGATATCGCTTCTTTACTAGATATGCAACATGGTCGTGATGCCCTTCAGGAATATTTTAAACCTCTTTCTAAAGAAGAAAAAGTTAAAGCTAAAATGGTTGACCCATTCTATGCTGGTTACCGTTTCGATACAGATGGTACAGAACTTGAATCTCCAGAAGAATACGGTGTAATTAAAATAGAAGGTCCATTGACATACAAACCAGAACGTGCAATGTGCGCACCTGATACTTGTAACTACCAAGATATGGTTAAGGCTGTACAAGCTATTGCTGATTCTGGAAAGAAACGTATTATCATGGTTCATGATAGTCCGGGTGGCGTTGCGTACAACGCTATGAGTATGGCTGCTGAGGTTCGTAAGATAGCTGACGATAACGGTATTGAATTAATTGGGTACAATGACGGTCTCAGTGCATCAGCCAGTTACGTCTGGATGAGCATCTGCAATAAGGTCATCTCTAATCCTGATGCATCTACCGGAAGTATTGGAGTGGTTTTGAGTTTGATCAACTCCAATGAAGCTATGAAAAAAGCTGGTTACAAACGTGTTTTCATTTCCGCAGGAGATTCTAAAGTCCCTTTCGATAATGAGACAGGTGAGTTCAAAGAAGAATTCTTACAAGAACTCCAAGACAGTGTCAATGAATTATACGATAACTTCGTAGAGCATGTTGCAACTTATCGAGACGGTATGTCAAAAGAAGATGTGCGTTCTACAGAAGCTAAAGTATTCCGCGCTAAGGAAGCTCTTAAACTTGGACTTATCGATGATATTATGACCAACGCCGAGTTCAAAGAAAAATATCTCATGGGGGAAAGTGTCACAACTTCACCTTCACAATCACAAACAAAGGTAACACAAATGTCAAAAGATACACAAACTATCGACATGGCTGCTTTTGAGGAAATGAAAGCGAAGCTGGCACAGTTTGAACAAGCTGAAGCTGAGCGCACACTTTCTGCCAAAAAAGGCCAAATCAAAGAAACTCTTTCTGTCGATGCTCCATTCCTTTCTGATGCTAACCTAAGTTCTGTTGTAGAGTTTATGGTAGGTGCTGACGAAAGTCAAGCTTCTCTCCTAACAAAAGTTTTTGGTGATGCAAAAGCTGCTATGGAAACTCAAGCTACAGAAGCTCAAGCTGCTCTTGAAGAAGCAACTACTGAGCTGAAAGAAGAGTTGTCAACTAAGGTTGAAAAAATTACAGAACTTGAGACTTCTCTTGAATCTGAACAAAAAGCGAAAGAAGCTCTTAAAGAGGAATTCGCTGAACCAAAAGCAATTCGTGGTGAAGAGAAAGAACTTAACACCCAAGATGATCACAAAGCTCGACTAGAAGCTAAAGTCGCAGCAAAACTTGCCCAACAGAAATAAGGTGAAATAAAGATATGGCTACTTCTTATCGTAAACAAGCTATTCTTGCTGGAGTTCAGACAGAATTCGGTGGTAATGGCTACACACATGAATCAGTAGAAGTTACTATCACTGCTACTATGAAAAATGGCTCTCTACTTGTTGGTGCAACTGAAGCTGCGATTGCAGATGCTGCAACTGTAGATGGTATCCTAGATGACCCAATGATCGATGATGGTTTCTACGAAGTTGGTGACAAAGTACTTACTCGTGTTGCAAAACGTAATGTTATTGCTAACAAAGATGTACTTACTTTCTCAGATGGTGCTTACACCTCTGAAACTCTAACTCTACTTGATGGTGCTGGCGTTATCCTTCAACCAGCAGACACTAACTTTACACGTAACTAAGAATTTTTAGGAGAAACATTTTATGGCAGTTCGTATGGGTGACTGGGGTGTAACAGACTATACTCCTCTAATGGCACTAAAACCACGTTCTCAGAACCTTTTGGAAGAACTAGGTATCTTCTCTGAAGTAACTACTGAATACCTTGACGGTGAGTTTGCTGAGTTTGAGCGTGAAGAAAAAGGCTTGACTGGTATGTACAACGTATCACGTGGTGCAGATCGTCAATTTGCTGGTACTGAATCAGCTCGTAAAGAGTTGTTCCGTGTTCCTTTCGCAACTCTTGATGCAATCACTAAACCTCAAGAAGTTAACGCTTTCCGTGAGTATGGTACAGAAAATACTCCAGCTTCTGTAGAGCGTCTAGTAGAACGTAAGATTGAACATATCCAACGTTCACATGCTCGTTATGTTCGTGATGTTCAATACCATGCACTTGTATCTAACAAAGTTTTTGCTTTTGATAAAGATGGTAACGAACTAACTGGTCTTGCTAAGGACTACTCAACTGTTTGGGGTGCTGCACGTAATACTGAGACACTAGATCTAAGTGATTCGTCAACAGACCCGTTCATTGCACTTGGTAAAGGTCGTACTAACGTAATCCAAAACGCTGGTGACGACAGTGATAACTACGATATCCTTTATCTGGTTAATACTGCGCAGTTCGATGCTATTGTATCTCACCCTATTGTGCAAGCAGCATATGAAAACTATCCTTCTGAGCAAGAACCTCTTCGTCGTCGTCTAAGCGGCAACCGTAATAACCGTACTTTCCGTCATAAAGGTATCGTTATTGTTGAAGATATCTCTGGTAAGATTGTGGACACTAAAGGTTTCATGCTTCCTATGGGTCACGATGGTCTAACTGCAGCAGCTTATGCACCTGCTGATACCATTGAGCATGTTAATACTGTATCCGAAGGTTCTTACCTATTCATGAAAGAGAACTACCGTTCAACTACTATTGAGTCAGAAGTTTCTTACATGGTTTCGTTGAATCTCCCAGAGCTGATCACAGAGTTCACAGTTACTCTACCAGCTTAATAGTTTCATGATTAAATAAAGGAGCCTCTTATGGCTCCTTTTTCTTTTTATACCAATCTGCTTTATTTATGATAAAAGTTACATTACTATCACTGTACGGTAATGTTTCTGTAAACCCATCTGGCATTACTTCCTTATTAACTCCTTTTTCGAACTTAAAGTAATAGTCTATTAAATCTTCTAAGTCCTCTGCGTTATACCCTAGTTCAAAATCCCAGACTTTTATAATTTCATATTCTCCACCTTCTGTTTTACTCTTTTGTCTATTAAGTCTCTCTGTTACAGGCTTATTAGTTATACCATATTTTAAATAACTGAAACCTTTACAAAACCACTTAACTAGGTAAAAATGACCACTCTCAGTTCCATCAAATCCGTAACCAGCACAACAATGGCACCTACTCCCTGCGATGAAATTATGATAATTTGTAGTTTTAGTATTACCCTTAGTACAAAGATAAGTCATATACGTTTCGTCATCTTCATCCCATATATCAATAAGTTTTAAGTTTTCTTCTTTACATGTAATACTTACTTTCAGTCTCCTCTGTGGTAAAGTCAAGAACCCTCTTTTGTTACATCTACACGGCACAAACCCTCTTTCTACTTGACGTAAACTTGTTTTAAACTCTCCTGTACATAAATTATTTTGAGAGTAGATATCATCTTTGCACTTTAAGCATTTGTAGATAATATCTCCTTCATCATTTATTAACCTTAGCTCTGCAACTTCCTTGAATATCTCACTTATTTCTTCTAACCTTTTTAATCTTTTCTCCTTATTTCTTACCTTATTCTGTTCATCCGCATGTTTTCTGTCACCTATTACTCCTCTCACTAGGTTAGATATACTACAACTAACAGGATTGCCTGTTAGAAGGTTAACAGTATGGACGTAGGTTCTTTTAGCTGATTTGTATTCACCGTCTAAACCTACAAAGATATAACCTAGATCTTCACAAGCTCTTTTACATCGGAGGATCTGTTGTTCCTCTGTGTAGTAGGTGTTTCTTCCGCAACCACAGCTAAACTTTCCTTGCAGAATATCTCCTTTTCTTATCTGTATACTTCCATAAGGCCAAAGTTCTTTGTCTTTAGAACATATTGAACATTCAAAGGTATACTTCTTTTTACTACCTTTTAAACCATTATGTCCTACCGCAGTTAATATACCGCCATTCTGTGTTACAAATTCCCTACCTATAAAATCATCCATTATTACTCTCCTTTAAAAACAGTTGTTATTATGTTATAATCAAGTTTGCAATCTTACACTTAAGGAGTTCAAAATGCAACATAAATTTTTCCCTAACCGATTCAAATTTTGGGAATACCTACAGCCTCAATGTGAAGGTTTAGATTTCAACCGTACTCTACGTCTACCTATCTGTTCTTATTCCATCAATGATGAAGATTTTATTTTCCACAACTCCAAAGACTTCCTTGTAAGTTTAAACAAACGTTTTGGTTTGAATTATGATGAAGTTCGCTCTCAACGTCGAGGTCAGAAATTTACACTGATTTGGTGGGAAGAAGATAAAGAGCAGGTTGTGAATAAATCCGAAGAATCATCTGAGGTTGTAATTGAAGAATCTATCATCGGTACAGAACCAGAAGCTGCTTCAGAAGCTCCTGACGTTGATTGGGAGTGGGTGGAATCACTAGAAAATAAAAAGTATGATAAAGAGAAATTGGATAAATATGCCGAGGATAAATTTAACATTTCTCTAAACCGAAGAAATACTTTAGAAAATATGATTATTGATTTTAAAGGGCAACTAGATCTTAAAGATTAAGTTTAATCTAAAATCTTACAGTCTAACCCTTCACTCTCACACCAACCAATTAAATAACTTGGTGCATGGAGGAAGGGTTTTGTTCTATGTAAATATTTAAACTGTTGGAAAGCTCTTTTTAGTGATGTATAAGATTTCTCATCTAATTGTGTTACAAGATTTTTATTATTAATCTTAAAATTATTAATTGAAGGTAACTTATTAGTTGGATATTCGACAAAGTAATAACCTAGACTGGTGTGTAATAAGATAGCTTCAGTTCTCACACTTACTGTTAATTGGTTCGAGTGGTCTAGTAGTTTTTCCATAGTTTTCTCCTGTATAGGTGTGTTTATGACAACAAAATGTAGTCAACAGAGTGATAATAATCCTGCCGATCCGATTGATCGTGTTGAGGTTAAAAACTCTGTTAAGTGGTATATAACTGGTTTGTCTGAGGAAAATATCTCTGATACAAACCTTGATACTATTATAGCAAAGTGTAT